GTTTCGTTCCTGAACTTCCCTCCCTTGCTCGTGGTGCTGAATGCGGATGACCTCGTCCTCCCACCAGTCGTTGATCTCGGCCAGGATCCTCTCCCCCCACAGCCCGATGGTGGAAAGGACGAGACAAGCAACCGCGCTTGTCGCCAACCCAATCCATCTGCCCCAGGCATCAGGAAGAATGAGGATCAAAATACCAGCAACCGCCATACACAGGGCTCCCACTGTGGAAAGCCGAATCGACAACCTACCCTTCTGTGGAATCATTACTTATCCTCCTTGCCAGGTGACGAATGCCTTGCCGCCCTTATGCTCAATCCCGCGCTTCTTGAGCCACTCGCGTCCAATGTCCTTCACAACGATCCCATCCTGCCGGAGCGGCCAGTGGTATGAGCGATAAGGCTCCCCTAACCCTCGTCCCCCTTCGCGGAACTCCGGTGCTCTCATCTGCGCCTCGGGGCCCGCACTATCGTCCAACTGTTCCGCAATCGTTGCCGCAACGCTGGACTTGATGAGCACCGGACTCAGACACACGCGGTGGTGATTGTCATTGTAAGCACGCAGATTTACTGCGCTCCACTCATACTGTTCGCCATCGTCGGTGCTCCAGAGCAGGGAGAGCAGATCACGCACGTCCACGGGCCTCGTCAGCACCCAATCTGCTTGTAAGTAGAAGAACTCAGGGCCCGTCGGTTGCCTCCACCCCCATGCCACTGCTGAGGGGAAACTGGGCTTGGAACAGACGCGTGACAGCACACGGCCGAAAACCTTGGCGGCCTCGTCCCTCACCTGTTCCGCCCGCGGGGCTGCGGGTTCCCATCGAGCGGGGCAGCAGTCAATGTTGAGGTATAGGGTGGAGCGAGGCCAATCCACGCCCACAAGGTTTTCCCGGAAGCTCCCCCAGCTCTCCGCACACACGCCTGGACGCAGACATTCGGTGCCCACGAATTCCAGTTGGACTCCTTCGCCATCGGTCCTCATTGTAAGCTCTCAAGAAAAGGGTGGAGGCCGTCGTCTACTATGTGCCGTCAGGCGGAACAGGAGAAGGCGGGGGCGCCGGATCCTCGATGCCTTCCACGTCCTGTGGGGCCGCAGGAATGACAGGTTCGGGGATGGTATCCTCGTCCTCATCCTGTTTTTCTACATACGTAGCAGCGGCCTCCATAATTGCACCAATCTGGTCGGGCGAGAAGCCCATGATCTGTGAGAAGAACTCCTCGGGCGGAACAAGCATATCCACCTCGCCCTTGACATAATCTCCCAGGGCTTTGACAATCTTGCCTGCGGTGTCGGCCCTCTCCCCCTCACTCGGTGCGTCCAGGTCAGGCCATTCGACGTAGAAGTCCTCGGGGTCGGGAAGCACACCAAGGAGCAGGAGACGGTCGATGAATGGACGGATCAGCATTGGGGAGATGTACTCCTCTCGCCTACGTGCCAGACGCTTGTTCCACGTTCGGGTATCCTGCGTGCTCGCAAGTTCCGCCTGCTCGCTGCCAAAGAGGATCCGGTTCGGGATGCCGAGGCTAATGGCGATGCTTTTGAGCTGGGCCTCGAGGTGCTCCGTCGGGCTAACGACCTGAGGCGCGAGGTTCTTAGCCGTGAGGCCCTGGGTGGCAATGTATCGCTGGAGGCCATTGTAATAATCGGCCACCTGCTCGGCCAGGCTCTCCTGGTCGATTGACACGCCAGCCTGAGCCAGCTCCGCGGGCATCTCAAACGATATGCCGGGAAATGCGCCCTTCCAAAACATTTCAGCGCTGGCCCCTAAGATCTTCCGGAGATCGAAGAGCCTATTGAATACGGGCTGCATCCTCGGGACGCCGAACACCTCGCTCTCCTCCCGATTGTCCGCGACATGCAGCACGCGCGTCCAGTGGACCGTCTTCTTATCCTTTGATGAGACGGAGCCTTCCAATGTCACGTCCTCGAGCGCGACAGTGTAAGAGACAGGCTGCCCATAGCGAGGATTCGTCGTGTCCTTCTCCTTGGACTTTATCGTGACGACGTTCTCGCTAAACACGCGGAGATAGAGGAGGTCGTATTGTCGCATACCCCGCCACCCATCCTCGGGCAGGCCGTCGTTCCCAATCCCTTCGACTGGCTGTTCCAAGGGCTTGCCATCGTCGAGACCCAGCAAAACGATTCCGAACCGCCCAATGCCGCTCAGTTTGTCGGCACGATACAGGTAGTGGAGGAGGTGGAGGCGACGGTCGAGATCATCCCACGCAAGCTCGAATAACGTCTCCTCCACATCTTCCGTCTCGTAAATGTGGGGCATAGACGTCCACGACTCATCGGGGAGGCAGTGCGCCACACGCTTTGCCACGCCCTCGCGGTTGTAGTAATCCGTGTAGTTCGCCACCGAGATGGTATCAGGGTATCCGCACTCGTCGTTGAGGTTGCGGTTGGCCCCGTCCATGGCCTTCGCCATCAGGGCCGCGCGGCTGAGGACAGCATTGAGCATCATGGCCGGCCCAGCCCCTACAGGCTCCGAAACGTCCTTATGCGCTTCTCCCATTTCTACGTCTCCTCCTTATGATCGGCACGTCCTGGATGCGGAAGCCCCTCCGAGGTCGCGACCTTCCGGGACCCGGAGAGCCCGAATGACCCGGCATCTTGGCCCACATACGTATTCATACGTTCTTCCTCCCGCCCGCGCCTACACGGGCACGCGTAGACCCGCCCAGGCCTCCCGCAACGAATCCGCCCAGGGTCAGCCGCGCAAACGCTCCGGAACTCGCGTCCACCTGATCCTTGTATCTCGACCGTGGGAAGAACCGTAACTCCCCTATGTAGTCCTGCGTCCAGGCGCGCTTTAGAACATGGACATTCCCATCATTGACCTGTGTTGCATAAGGATCCGCGCGCTGCGCCTTGTCCCCCGTGGGACGATCTCGATAAGCCGTAAACCCCGCAAGGCTCCGAATGGTCGCCTGCGCGGACTCCTTCCCCCCACTTCCCGGCTCCTGTTCAACGCCTACCGTAACATTCACCCCATCCGCCTCCGCGGCCTGACGGATAAGACGTTCCCGCTGTGCCGCCTCCCACTGCCCACGCACCACATCGAGAACCCAGTATTCTCCGCTCGCGCCCTTGCCCATTAGGACGCCTACCGTATACGCTCCCGCCTCATGCGTGCCTGCCTTGTCCCAGTAGCGCACAAGCCTCATAGTGCCCTTTCCTCGGACATCGTCCTCTAATACAATACGGTCCACCTTGAACATTCCCCCACCCCTCGGAACGGGGTGCTGTAAATACTGTGCTGAGAATACCCAATCTCCTAATTCCGCCCGGGCCCCTTCAATGCATTGCATTGAAAGCCGAATGGGATCCATAAGGCCCACCACCTCGTCCGGCTCCTCATCGTCCTGTGTAGGGTCCTGTGTAACAACATCCTCAGGAGTCTCAATAATCTCCTCGCCTGGGGCGCGGGAAGAGAGGGAATCCTCGGGGGGAGAAACGGGGATATAATACTCCCGGGCTGAATGAGGACGGACGCCTGGGGTGAGATAAGCAGGGAGACATATATGCCGGACGGGGGAGGCATGAGGCTGTCGCGCCTTCTCCAGGAGGTGGCCGGTAGGATCGTCTTCTGCCAGACGCTGCATGATTAGGATAAGTGGGGTGGTGCGTCTATCAATCTTCCGGGTCATTAGCGTGTCGTCAATCCACTCATTGGTAGCGGTGAGGAATGCCTTGGAAACAGCGCCCCTTGGATTTATTGGATCGTCGATGATAAGGACGTGGCCATGGAAACCGGTAATAGCGCCACCGGTGGAAGTTGAGATCCTTTGACCGCCTGCGGAAGTAGTGAGGAGCCCCTTCTGCTCCTCATCGAGAACGACGTCTGGGAAAAGGGTCCGGAAGCGTTCGGAAGTTGCTATGCGCCGGGAAAGCGTTCCAAGATACAGGGAGAGGTGGGCAGCATACGATCCACAGATGGTGCGGATGGTGGGGTCTCGTGTCCACATCCAGACGGGAAACGCGACGGAACAGACGGTGGACTTTGTCGTGCCGGGGCTGATGTTGATGATTAGGTCGTGGTCCTTGGGTTCCCGGGCAAGGACCTTTTCCGCGAGGCTCTGAAGTTCGGCGCAGAGATACTCAATGTGCCAGTTCCATACAGGCTCCTCGGGGATGAATACGGGCCACATACGCTGGAGGAAATCGTAGAAGCTGTCCCGACACACCGAGGCCTCGAGATCGAGTTTGCTAATGCGGGTTCTTGTCGTGGCGCCACTACCCATCGGCCTGCGGGGTCTCCTTGGCATCGGTGGTAGGCGAGGGGAGGGAGGGGTCGGGATCAGCGAGCCGGAGAACATCGTCACTACCGTCCTGGGTTTCGATGGCGCGAAGCAAACGCCGCCTCATATCGAGGGGAAGGTTGAGACTGTCCACGGCTACGATGGATGCGATACGGATGGGGTTCTCGCCGCCCTCGATCTGGACCTTGTCGCCATAGCCGAGATGACGTGCCTTGCGCTCGAGATACCATCGGGCGTTCCGCGTTGCCTCGGCCATGTCGGCGCGGTTGGTGATGGCGTAGATGATGGTATCCTCGGCGAGGTCGATCACCTGGTCGCGCTCCTCCTCATACGCCTCCCGGATGTCGTCCCACCCCGGCCGGAGTAGAAGTTGCCGCACACACTCAGGGGTTGCGCCAAGGCGTCCTGCGATTCGACGCTTCACGCCCCCCGTCCCACGGAGGGCCCTGAGGAATCGACGCTTGGAAACAGCATGGACATGGGGCTTGCGTTTGCGCTTGGCTTTGCGGCGGGGAGCGGTCGCTCTGTTCTTCGTCTTCTGTGCCCGGGCCATGCGGGCAAGGTCCTTGCGAGTCAACGCCATCCGATTCGATCCTCCCCATGTCGCGGGCTGCGTCCGTCACACGCCCGACACCCCATATATTACACGGACGCCGAACGAGAGGCAAGACGAATCATCGGCGCCCTTGAGCGCCCTTGGGGAAAAACGCAGGGTGGAAATCACGCGAAAAGGGCCTTTTCCCAAAAGAAATCTTCTGGCATATTCCTGCAGGAGCCCGCTTCTACGGAGCAATCCGGAAGCTCCAGGACGATTCCGCCGAGATAAGCCTTGACAGGATTGGGATACCCAGGTATCATGTGCTACGTAGGTTTGACATCACGTTGGGCTTGGATGGATCGGCGATCAGGTCGGCAGTTTGATCGGCCCTGACAAGACCCAGCCACAAAGCGTCCCTCG